GTTGCACTTGCGTTCTTTATGCAAAGATAACGGAGAAATAAAAAATGGCAACAGGAAGATTAGAAACCCCAATAATACTTGGGACGTCGTTAGGGACAGATACTACAGTATACACAGTACCAGTTGGTTCGTATACTGTTTGTAATCTTTCCTTAACAAACACTACTGCAACAGCAGTAACAATTCGATTAGCAATGACACTAACTGCAAGTTCCCCAGGAACTGCAGAATACATTGAATACGATACTGTTATTGCCGGTAAAGGTGTATTTGAGCGAACAGGCCTAGTAATGGGAGCAGGCTTAAATTTAGTTGCAGTTGCAGGCGCAGGAGCATCTATATCTGCAACAGTGTACGGCATCGAAACGTCGATAACTTAAGGTGAAAGATAATGGCAAGATATAATACTACATACCCAGTAACAACTCGAACAGGCGTAGGAACTATTGCAGCTCCTAATACAGGATTGTTCACTACACTAACAGGTACCGCGCCGTATACAATAACATTACCTGATCCTTCATTATTTGCAGGAGCACATCAGTCGTTTTGGAATAATACTGGCGGTGTAGTAACATTATCAACTCCATCAGGTAATATTGTTACTGCCGGAACAGATGCTACTACTTGGGCTATGCCAAACGATACTATGGTCAGTTTAGCATCAAACGGCACACATTACTTGTTATACGTTAATACAGGCGGCTTTGTAACAAATGCTGGCGGAAATTTTAACGGAACTACAACAGTAACAGGCACAAATACATTCAACGTTGGTACCGGTCTAACTACATTAGGCGGAAACTTAATAGTAAACGGTGCAACTGTTACAGCAAGTGCAGCATTTACACCATCAAGTGCATACCATTTAATAACTAAAACATACTTAGAAACTAATTACGGACAACCGTGGGTAGTACAAACTGCTAGCACAACAGTAACATCAGGCGGAAGATATCTTGTTGATACAAATGCTAGTGCATTAACACTTACACTTCCTACAGGTCAAGCTGTTGGAGCAGAAGTACACTTCATTGATTATTCAAGAACGTTTAATGTTAGACCATTAACTGTTGGAAACAACGGACAAAGAATTATGGGAACCATAGACACAATGACGGTAAATACACAAGGAGCAGCATTTTCATTAGTATGGTCTGGAACCACTAATGGCTGGCTAATTACACACGGTATCTAATAAGGGAATACAATGGCTATTGATTATAATTCATTAAAGAAGATTACATCGGCAAGTATAGTTGACGGTTCAATTGCCGCAGCTGATATTGCTGACGGTAATGTTACTGCAAATGAAATAGGAAATACACAAATTTCCTCAGCTAAAATGGCAACTAATTCTGTTGATCTTGGCGCAAATACAGTCACTGGTACACTACCAGTAAGTAAAGGTGGAACTGGAACAACAAATCCGTTCGGAGGAGCATACCAAACACTAATATCCAATGGATCAGCAATAACTACTAAGCAACACGGTGTTTATGGTATGCAAGCATTTACAGGTAGCGGCACCTGGACCCGCCCATCAAATGTAAGATATATCAAAGTACAAATAATTGGTGGCGGTGGCGGCGGATCAGGTCACGGCGAAAGTGGCGGAGCAGGTGGTTACTCAGAACGAGTACTTGATGTCACAGGGATCGGATCAGTAGGTGTTACTATTGGTGGCGAGGTTGGCGGCTCTTACTATTCAGGTGCAGGTGGCAATGGTAATGGTAGCTCATTTGGTCCATATCTAAGTGCAGGCGGTGGTTATGGAGCTAACAGAAATAATCAACACTCAGGCGGTCTTGGCGGGAACGGAAGTGGTGGTAACTTAAATATATACGGTGGCGGCGGCGCAAATCACCACCAAGAAAGTGGCATCGGTGGTTCGGGTTTTTGGGGAGGTTCGGTAGCCGGAGGTCACCCACAGGGTGGCAACTTCAGTCACAATCACCAATCACATAGTTCACCAGGTAGTGGCGGAGCAGGCGGCTATTTCCATGGACACCTAGGATCAAATGGACGTCCAGGATACTGTTTAGTTACAATGTATTATTAATCAAGAGAGAAAACAATGGCATTTAATTATGATTCGCTAAAGCGTATAACAACAGCAGGAATAGTTGACCGTACTATATCAACAAACGATCTCGCATCTAACTCAGTTACTAACGGAAAATTAGCTAATACTACAGTGACTGCAAATAAATTTGCTGCTAGTGCAGTTGATCTAGGAAGCGGTGTAACAACAGGAACTGCTGCTACGAGCAAAGGCGGAACCGGATTAACAAGTGTTGGCAGTGCTAATTATGCATTAACAACAAACAGTGCTAACAATGCATTAGTATTTGCCCCAGTAGGTCTTTACGGAATGCAAGTATTTTATAGTTCAGGTACTTGGAATCGCCCGTCAAATGTAAGATATATTAAAATTCAACTTCAGGGCGGTGGCGGTGGCGGATCGGGTCATGGCGAAAGTGGTGGAGCAGGCGGCTATGCTGAACGCATATTAGATGTTACTGGAATAGGTTCAGTTGGTGTAACCATCGGCGGAGAGGTAGGCGGAACTTATTATTCAGGTGCAGGCGGCAACGGCAATGCTAGTTCATTTGGTCCATATCTATCAGCAAGTGCAGGCTACGGAGCTAACAGAAATAATCAACACTCGGGCGGTCTTGCTGGCACAGGTAGCGGCGGCACTGTAAATATATACGGCGGTGGTGGCCAGACCCACCACAATAGATCAGCTGTAGGCGGAGATAGCTATTGGGGAGGTTCGGTAGCAGCTGGGCACCCACAGGGTGGCAACTTCAGTCACAATCACCAATCACACAGTACACCAGGTAGTGGCGGAGCAGGCGGCTATTTTAACAGTCATTTGGGATCAAATGGTCGTCCAGGGTTGTGTGTAGTAACGATGTATTATTGATAAGTACAATATGAGAGAACACAATGGCATTTAATTATGATTCACTAAAACGCATAACAAGCGCAAGTATTATCGATACTACAATTATCGCTGCTGACATTGCAACAGGTAATGTAACAACAGATAAAATAGCTAATACAGCAGTTACTTCATCTAAACTTGCAGCTAACTCAGTTGATTTAGGTAGCAGTGTAACAACTGGCTCTGCAGGAGTCGCTAGGGGTGGCACTGGCTTAACTAGTGTTGGAGGCAATTTACAAACACTACGTTCAACAGGCAGTGGGCTACAGTATGCAGATATCGGTATGAGAAGTATGCAAGTATTTACCGGTGGCGGCACGTGGAATCGTCCAGCTGGAGTCAGATACATTCACGTACAAGTAGTTGGCGGTGGAGGCGGCGGTTCAGGTCACGGAGAAAGCGGTGGCGCCGGCGGCTATTCTGAACGAATTTTAAATGTAGACGGTATATCATCAGTGAGTGTTACTATTGGCGGTGAAGTAGGTGGTAGTTATTATGCAGGTGCAGGTGGCAATGGCAACGGTAGCTCATTCGGTCCTTACTTGTCAGCTTCGGGAGGCTACGGCGCAAATAGAAATAACCAACACTCGGGCGGCCTAGGTGGCACAGGCAGCGGCGGCGACTTAAACATATATGGTGGCGGTGGCGGATCTCATCACCACAGTTTTGGCCCAGGCGGAAGAAGTTTTTGGGGCGGGTCAGTAGCAGGCGGCCATCCACAAGGTGGTAACTTCAGTCACAATCACCAATCACATAGTGCACCGGGATCAGGAGGTCGCGGTGCATATTTCCATGGACACTTAGGATCAAATGGACGTCCAGGTTTAATTACAGTAACGGAGTATAGATAATATGAAAAAAGCATTAATGGGAGCTATAGGATACATACAGCAAATTGTAGACCCGGGAGAAGATTTTGAAATTTACAACGGTCCAGATGCAACTATTCAATGGGTAGATGCACCAGATAACGTTTCGCTTGATTGGACACTTGAATATAGTCCGTCACAAGAAACAATGGTATGGGTAGAACGCGATACTCCATTTAGTGATCGAGAAGTAGCTAGAAAAATTGCATATGGCGAAGTTGGAGCACAGTTAGGTATGATATACGACGAGCTAAAAGAAGCTGGTACGCTTTCGATGGACGGTCTTTGGGCATCACATATTACTGCGGTTAAAGAAAGTATTGAAAAACCTGCGGCAAGACCAGAATTACAAACACTAGAAGAAATTATGGCACTTAATGAAGTAATAGAACCTTCAGTTGATATCCCAGCAAAGATGTCAAGCCACGAACTGCCATGTTGGAAAAGATATTCCGGCTGGTGGGGAAACCAAGAATAAGGAGATATAAATTATGGCAACATTAACAGCAGTAGGTCCAGTAGTAATAGAAAATATGAACGTGGCAAAAAATATAGAAGTACCATTAGTGTCATTTGAAAAATATGTAGCTATGGTAGTAGAAATTGATGGAGCAGAAGTTAGTTTAGATTTTAACGAAGATAGACTGTACAAAGCTACGCATAATGAAATTAAATATCGATCAGTGGGTCCGCGTTGGGTCGCTACAGCATAATATAACTAACATTATTTAATTTAAAAAGCAGAGTATTACGCTCTGCTTTTTTTATGTCACATTTGTAGAAATTGTAATCACAGCACTATAAATATCAATAAGCGATAACAAATCAAGGAGATAGTATGAATATTAAGAGTGTATGTATTGTAGGCGGCGGCTCAAGCGGCTGGATGACCGCAGCGGCACTGAGTAAGTTATGCCCGCATTTAGAAATTACACTAGTAGAATCTAAAAAAGTAAAAACTGTTGGTGTTGGTGAAAGCACTTTAGGTCATATTAATAAATTTTTAGACATGCTCGATCTTAAAGACGAAGATTGGATGGCAGAATGTAATGCAACATATAAAAATTCGATACAATTTACAAACTTTAGAGACGGTAACGGAGAAGTATTCCAATACCCGTTTGTTCAAGGTTATGATTTTACAGATGCTAATAATGGATTAGATACTTGGGGCGAATTAGCAACATTGTACCCCGAAGAATTTCCACCTGAAACGTTTTCAGAAATGTATGCTCCGACTAACACATTTCTTGCCAAACATAACAAACAGTCAAACAATTTAGACAAATCATTAAGACATTACAGTTTTAAGTATGATACAGCATATCATATGGATGCAGCATTATTTGGACAATATTTAAAAGACAAAATTGCCATACCTAATGGTGTTACGCATATGTACAAAGACGTGCATTCATATGTTAAAGATAGTCAAGGTAATATTCTACAAATACTTTGTGATGACGGTCACAACTTAAAAGCTGATTTATGGATTGATTGTACAGGATTTCAATCTATATTATTAGAAGGCTGGATGAGTTCGACATTTATTCCTTTTGACAAGCATCTTGCAAATGATAAAGCATGGGCTTGTCGTTTGCCGTATGTTGATAGAGAACGAGAAATGCATAATGTCACAGACTGTCATGCGCTCGATAACGGTTGGGTATGGAATATTCCTTTATGGAATCGTATCGGAACTGGTTATGTATTCTCAAGCAGATTTATTTCAATAGAAGGAGCTCAACAAGAATTTCGAGAGCACTTAGCAAAAAAACATAGCCCAGAACTAGCAGAAGCAGCTGAAATGTTTTTAGTTAGCATCAAACATGGCCATCGACGTCGGGCGTTTGTTAAAAACGTAGTGGGTATTGGCCTAAGTTACGGTTTTGTTGAACCATTAGAGTCAACTGGGTTATTAACTACTCACGAAAACATTATTAAATTAATTGACTTACTTAATCGAAGAGATGGATACGTTACTCGATCTGAACAAGAAGCATACAATTATGCTGTTGAATATGATATACTAGGATTTAGAGACTTTGTATCAATGCATTATTCATTATCAAAACGTACTGACACTCCTTACTGGCGTTGGTGTACACAGCTTAACGAATATCACCCTACGCAATTTAACGATTTTGTACCACAGTATAACAGTTATACTAATTTATTAGTTAGTATACAAGCATCTAATACATTAAATGCTGGAATGCAAGGCGGTAATTTTATTGCAGCTGGAATGGGCATAAAAGCAGTATCGACACCTGCAATTGTAAATGCTAGATATGCCTTTACGTCTGAAATAGATCCCTCTAGTAACGGATTCCGACCATTAGAAGATTCTCGTAAAAAATTCCATCAATCTAAGAAACATATAGAGGACTATGTTAAAACACTACCGAGTCACTACCAATATTTAAAAGAAAATATCTACGGAGGAACTGATTCGTATGATGTTTAAGAAAAAATCTTGGTTGAGATTTTATTCTATGGAACCGGGTGTTGCCGAAGTATTTCCTATTATTCCAGCACACAAGTTAAAACGAGCTTGGATGCAGCGTAACGATCCTCCGGATCCTGATAACGGAAATATGCATACTAAGAATTGTCCAGGTATTACTAAATTAGTATCTATGGGGTACGTATTACGTGCCCCAGCCGACTTTATAATAAAAACTGATCCCGATAACAATACAACATTTCAGTGGACTGAATCAAGAAGATTTAATACAGAGTCGTTAGGGAATGAAAGATATATTGGATATCACAATCTGCATCAAACTGAACCAACATTAGATGACCCAACAACATCATTACGGGTTGCAGTTAAAATTGATACACCTTGGAGAGTTAAAGCATCTGACGATATTTTACTATTACAAGTTCCTGTGTCATATAACAACGAACCAAGGTTCACTGCTGCACACGGTATATTAGATCCGAGATATGGTCATGTGGTAAATGTACAACTATACTGGCATGTATTAGAAGGTGAAACTTTAATTAAAGCAGGAACTCCTTTAGTTCAGTATATACCTGTGCAACGACATTTTAGTATTAATAATGTAGATTTAATAGTCGATGATGCAACACACGATGATAAAGATCTAGAACAAGCATTCAACTATATGAATAGTTGTGCATTTATGCCAACTGATAATCTTAAATCAAGACTACAAAGAACTATGTCAGTGATGACTAAGTATAAACACAGGAGAAAAACATTATGGACTTCATTACTGAAATCAATATCGCAATTGCTAAAGTAGAGGCAACTCTTACAGAACATTCTAACAAGTTAGCAGAGCTAGAACAAGAATTTGCAGATGTTAAACTAAATCCTTACGGAATTACTACTATCGATTTTTCACAACGCCAAGAATTATTAGAAGATAAAACTAAAATGGAAGGCGTAATAATGGGGCTTAATTTAGCAAAAGAGACCTATGAATCAACAGTTAGTGCATAATGGAGAGAATGTTGATCCGTTTCCTAAACTAATATGGAAGTTTAAATATAACTTTCCATTTGAAGATATAATTGACCGGATCAATTATCTATCTAAAGAAACACTAAAAAATTCTAATCTAGAAGCCGGTGCAGCATTTTCAACAGCCGCTGCACCGTTTGATCCACCGCACACATGGCCTGAATTACGAGATTTTAGAGAATGGCTACAGGGGCCTTTAGATTTTGTTTGGCAACATCATAATTTTAAACAGTATAATACAAGTGTTATAAACTCGTGGATCAATGTCCATAAAAAAAGCGGTGTTACTTTAGAACATAATCATAGCCATACACCGTTAGTTATTACTGCATATCTTAAATTACCTACTAATTCTGGGTTTATTGAATTTAGAGACCCGTTAGAATATCATAAAACTAATACTCCCATTACACCTGAAGAAGAACTATGGAAAGCAGTTCCGTGTGAAACTAATGATATATTAATCTTTCCGGGATGGATTAAACATAGAACGCAACCTAATTTAACAGACAATGACAGAATTGTTTTAACAATGAATATAGGATAACATGGATTTTAAATTTTGTAACCCTGATGCAAATTCATTTAATAAAGAAATTCTAATAAAGTCTTTAAAAGAATGGAATGTAGAATATATAAAACTATCCGATAATACTGGATATTGGATTGCAGACAATCCATTTAAAGATAACGGATTTGAAAAATATCGTGAGCTTATTTCGGCTTTTCCAATAGTAAAAAATAATAATATAGATGCATGCATGGATCCAAATCCGTTTGATACAATTCATCTACCAGAATGGATGACTAAAAATATATTACAATTAATAATTCAATATTATACAACATATATAGAATCGAATGTTATAGGAAAGAATGTGCATGAGTGGGGCAATTTATATTGGGCAAATCGTTCTCGTCCAATAGAAGCATTTAGAATTCCGCACATCGATTATCCGGCAGGCATAGTAGGAAATTTATGGTTATCAGATCATCCTGAAGATAGTACTGGTACTAATTTATACGAGTATACTGGAAAAATACACGGTCTATATTATGATTTTCAAATAGATAATGCACATCCCTTATATAAAAAATACAAAGAATTATCAACAAGTGAAAGATTAGATAGCTGGATAAACTTTAGTGACGACGAAGCTAATGAATTTGGATTTAAAAAAGTTGGGGTTGCTCCTAGTACATATTCAAAGATAACTATGTATAGATCGAGCACTCCTCATTGCCCTTATATAGACTCATCAATTGATTTTAGATGGAGTCATACCTTTGCATTTGAACAAGAAAGTTTAACAGTAGGAAATACATTACTATGAATATGGATTTTTATTTTCCGACGCCTGTTTGGTGGGAAGACACTAACATAGACAATGCTCCAATTATCGAGTTATGTAATAAATTACGTAATGACGATCCCAACGGGAGAAAAATTAGTAACAACGGCGGGTGGCAATCTTCAGACTTTAAACCTAACGAGCATACTGAATTTGCAGATTTCGTAATTGCTGTAACTAATAAGTCTTTACAGTGCCTAAATGATTATGGATATGTGCAAAATGCATATAAGTTGGAAATGCTTAATGCCTGGTTTAATATAAATCAAGAAGGTAATTCAAATCAAATTCATACGCACGGTGGATCATTTATATCGGGCGTCTATTATGCAAAAGCTAATACAGATCAAAGTGAATTAATATTTTATAAAAACTTTACAGAAGACTATATCATAACATCTGCAGGTGATATTAAACAATTTACTCCTATTAGTGGAGCAACATGTAGATATCCGCCAAAAACCGGAAGGTTAGTCTTATTCCCATCCTATATTCCACACGGAGTAATGCCAAGTACTAGTAAGGATGAGCGGATTTCTTTAGCATTTAATATGAGGATGTCTAATGTATAATAATATTGCAGAAAAAATATTTACTAAAGTTGACTTAGAAAATGACGACAAAGCATGTTACTTTAAAAACTTTATTGAAAATCCGTCAGAGTTACTAACATGGAACGATGTTGAAGACTGCATGAATAATCCTAATTTTTATGAGTTTGAATTAGTAGATCACAATAACAATAAAGTAGATATACCTACTGGTGCAAAGGCATGGAACTATCATCGTCCTATTCAAAATAAAAAGTTTTTATTTGACAATGTTAATCACGGGCACACATTAATAATTACAAATTATGGATTTCACAACGACAACACAAATAAATTATTAGCAACATTTGAAAACTTATTCGATGTTCATGCAGCCATACATGTGTACGCTGGTCTAAAAGGATCTAAGTCATTTACTATACACGACGATTATCCTGCAAACTTTATTATCCAAGTTGAAGGCGAAACACGGTGGCAAGTGTTTGAAAACAGAATTTCTTACCTTTTTAAAACAGGAAGAATGAATGGAAGGGTAAATACCAGTATGCTTAGACCTGCCCTTGATGTAGTATTGACACCCGGTGATGCATTGTATATTCCTTCGAGAGCTTATCATTGTGCAGAACCAACAGAAAAAAGATTGTCAATCAGTATTCCTTGTTGGCAAAGATTAACTACAGATAATTCGGATAGCATGACTGACAGATTTAAATATAGGATTAATAAAGATGCTTAATTTGATTGAAATACCTGATCTAATTGATACAGAATATCAGAAAAGATTGTATGATACTGTAACTGATATTAAATTTCCGTGGCACTATTTAGAAGATACAACTTACGAAAGATCAGATAAGCCAACAGCTAATACTCCGGCGTTTACTCATTTATTGTTTAACAACAATGGAACTAAAAGCGAATACTTAGATGCATTTACTCCTATGTTCTTAGAAGGAATAGAAAAATGTAATTTAAAATTAATTTCAACTATACGATTTAGATTAGGATTTCTTTTAAAAACTAGATATAATATTCCAAGCATGCCCTATGTACATAACACTCCTCACATCGATTGCGAAGGAGATCATTACACTGCTATATACTATTTAAATACAACGGACGGCGATACTTATTTGTTTAATGAAACAGAAGAATCGCCAAAGTATTCTGTTAATAAACGGGTTAGACCCGATGCTGGGAAATTTATTTGTTTTAATGGAAGACATTATCATGCAAGTTCGTGTCCTAAAATGTTCCCTTCAAGAATTGTATTAACAATGAACTTCACAGCGGAAGAAAAATAAAATGAATCCATTTAAAGATAGAATTAACAGACCGTTTATACCCACAGTGATAATTGATAACTTCTTTGAAAGTCCTATGCTGTGGCGACACTTTGCATTAAGTCAGGAGTTTTATAAAGGTGAACGAGGCACCTGGCCAGGCATCCGTACTCAGATGCTTAAAGAACTTAGTACAGAATTGTATGAAACATTAGAATTTAAATTATTGCAACAATTACCAATGTTTAAAAAATTTAGTAAAATTGAATCAACCTTCCAACTTATAGACGAGACATATGGAAATGGGTGGGTACACGACGACAACCCTGAACATAATGTGGCTGGTATAATTTATCTAAATGAAGATGCTCCTATAAACAGCGGAACTACTTTATATGTAGACGAGGTTGATATTAACGCCGACAGTTATACACAAATGTTTGTAGACGATGTAATGAGTACTGATCCTGAACTTAGATCACAATTTAAAAAATATAGAAACGAACAACGATCTAAGTTTACTCCAGCAACCGAAGTTGACTTTCAATGGAATAGATGTGTTATGTTTGATCCTAGAACATGGCATAGTGCAGATAATTTCTTTGGTACAACCAAAGAAGATTCAAGACTAACACTAGTATTTTTTGGAAACGCAGAATGACAGATAGACACATTGATATAGACCTAATAAACAATTCTGCAGAACGCAGTGCAGAACGCATTAATCAGTACGATTTAAAAAATAGAAAGAAACATCAGTATTTTCCTACTAAGGTTATTGATAATTTTTTTGAAGCACCTAGTCTGTGGCGAAAACTAGCATTAAGCACAGAATGTAGTCAATCAACTGATGGTACTTGGCCGGGAATACGATCAACATTTTTAAATGATATTGACGAGGAAGCATTTGAATTACTAGCTAGGTCTCTACTAAAGTATATGCCCGGATATAGAGGCTTTACTAATCTATGGACAACATTTCATTTTATTGACGAATCGTACGGTAAAGGTTGGGTACATGATGACGATCCAGAACTAACAGTATCTGGATTAATATATTTAAATCCAGTTGCTCCGCTAGGAACTGGAACTACTTTGTATAAAGATCAGTATGATCATTCGGCAGACAAATATAATAAATTATTTAAGCAAGATGTATTATTTGCTGAAAAAGAAGAAAGACCGTCTCTTAACAAATATAGAGAAGATCAACGAAACTGCTTTACGCCAAGTATGACTGTAGAAAATGTGTATAATCGGTGTATCATGTTTGATCCTAGAGTATGGCACAGTCCTAACAATTTCTTTGGCACAACTAAAGAAGATTCAAGATTAACACTAGTATTTTTTGCAAAGGCGGGGTAGTATGATTAAACACTATGATGATATTATAGAAATTAAAGACGTAATACCAAAAGATTATCAAAATCATGTATATGAGCAGCTTACTAGTTTAAAATTTCCTTGGTATTTTAATACCAACTTAGTTAGTAATGATAATCAGTTAAAGGATAAAGAAGATACTAACATATCAGGATTTAATCATTTTTTATACGAAGAAAATAAACCAGTTTCACCTTTTTTTGATACAATCTATCCCTTAGTATTAAGTATTACAAGTAAAATAGATATAGGGTTTAATAAGATAGAACGCATGAGATTTAATCTTACAATGCGAAATAAACATGCATCTGAGCCCTGGCATATGCCGCATATTGATAGTTGGTATCCTCATTATAATGCAATATACTACGTAAACGATTGTGACGGCGACACTGTAATTTTTAACGAAACTGATCCAGAATATAAAAGAGATTTATCAGTTATAGAAAGAAATGAGTTTACAGTAAAGCATCGCGTCACTCCTGAAAAAGGAAAGATTGTAATATTTCCCGGACACTATTATCATGCAAGTTCTTTTACTAAAAATAGTAAATTTAGATGCGTATTAAACATTAACTTAGGAAAGATATTTGCATGAATGACTATAAAATATATAAATCACAAACTGTAATTGATAATCAAGAATACATGATTAGAGATTTGTACGTTGCACATGAATATTTTAAACGACAATTTCCTAAACAAGATTCAACTTGGGGATATTCGTATTATAATATTTTTGCAGTAACTTCGCCATCACCAACATTTTATAATCTATATAAAGAGCTGACTACTTTAGTTAGAGAATATGTCGGCGATGATCGTCCATTATGGATCCAATCATGGCTTAATTTTCATATGCCCGACGAAGTGCTAGATTGGCATGGCCACGCCTGGCCCTATCATGGATATATTAGTATAGATCCTAAGAATACAAAAACAGTGTTTGATGGATACGAAATTAATAACGAAGTAGGTAATATATACATTGGACCAGGATATCGCCAACATAGAGTAGAAGTAGTAGAAACTTTTGATACTCCTAGAATTACATTAGGGTTTGATATACACGAATCACCGGCGAAACCATATGATCAGTTTAGTTTGGTACCTTTATTATGATAGTAAAAAATGATTTTGCATTTGTTATTAGAAATGCAGTAAGCACAGATATTTGTAAGTTTCTTTCAGCAGAATTTAGGATGCTAGAGAAATGCGTAGAGTTTTTTAATAACAACGACGGAAAACCTGTCGCCCAAGAAATAGGTCTTACTGAGAGTTTCTCAGTATATTCTCCATTATTTTTAGAAACATTGTCTTTGCATGTTAAACCATTAGTTGAAGAAGCAGTGGGTAAACAGTTATGGTCTACCTATTCATATGGAAGAATATATAAAACAGAAGCTGAACTTGATACTCATTTAGATCGTAGAAGTTCTGAATATACAGTGTCATGTTGTTTAGAAAAAGATGCTGCACACGACTGGTCTTTGATTGTAAAACGACTAGACGGTACCGAAGAGGAATATTTCTTAGAAGTTGGCGACATGTTAGTTTATCCCGGTAGGGATCTGCTTCATTGGCGTGAAGGAAAATTTAAAGGCACCGAACAAATACAAGCATTTATACAATATGTTGATAAGGACGGCAACAGTTCGGATTTAAAATGGGACGGCCGGCCACTAATGGGATTACCTTGGGAAACAGCTAGGCCGGATGTACATCAAGGGTTGCAACAAATGATGGACATTCTTAAAAAGGCACCTACAGCAGAAAAACTTAACGAGGTACTACCATCTATAACAGATTTATTAACCAATTTGCCTAAACAGTAGATCGTTCAATCGGTGTTGCAACAGTGTGAATTCTATTAACAAAAAACACTTGAGTTAATCTCTCGCCTTGGCCGCAATCAAAATTATTAGCTCGGTGATATGTTTCACCAGGATATGCTACTAGTGTATTATACACATTATTAAATCTTGTAGTTTCTATAAATTTATTATTGTGTTCTTCTAACAACAGAACATATTGATCAATGTCTACTGTTTCATTTTTATAAAAATTACATTTGATTTTATAATCTGGAGAAGCACGTTCACCTTTTTTAATTGACAATAAGGATGTTCCGCTATCTAAACCTGCATCTGGAGTTAGATAAATTAATCCTGCAAGAATTGTATTATCATCCATATGTGTCCATCCCACATTTGTTCTGGGATTTTCGTAAGGTGCAATCTTTTGAAAATATGTAGTAATTTCCCAGTTCACTTGTTCGTTATTAAAATTATAAAATAACGAGAATAATTTATAACAAAATTTCTGTGTAAACTCTTGGTCAATTTCATGTAATGGTTCAGTCCGTACTCCAGGATATTCACCTAATGGTGGAGCAGTATAAGTTTGTGATAATGCAAATTTTCTTACATCATCCACATTATTATAAAAGTTGTCTATTGAGATTGCTGGAAAATGTTTCATATGTTATAATGCATTTCTGTATCTCTTTTTAATATTTCATTTAGTGCAGTTCGATGAGACACATACGTACTTTCTTTAATATGTTGATGTACACTCATAAAGTTATCATGTGCCTGTTTATGTATCCAAGGCGTGTACTTATCAACTTTTTCTTGTATAGCTTGATTATCAAATAAGCCTAATCCGTGCATTACTTGCATATAATTTAATTCTTTAAACATTGTAAAATAAGAATTAAAATGACCTAATCCTGGTAGTTGTGTTTTAAATGTTTCTAAATGCTCTTTATGGAATTCGGTAAGTTCGATATTGTCCTTTGCCCACTTCCAAAATTCTGAATCATCCCGACTAGTCATATAATGCAATTGCACGAAGTCTATAATGTTTTCCGCTACTTTTCTAAAAGTTTTGTTATATGTTTTAGACACATTTTGATTCTCTTTAGTCCAGTAAAATATATCTGAGCAAAAGCCGAATATTTGTTGTATTGTAGATCCAATACTAGTTGCTTCTAGAGGTTCTACAAACATACCAGCTAGGCCGACACTTAGACAGTTTGACGCCCAGAATTTATCCACATAGCCTGCACTAAATTTAATTTTCTTAGCAATAGTAATATCATATGAAAACTGTGATCTAAATTCTTTTTCGGCATCTTCGTCACTGATAAATTTATCACAGTATACATAGCCATTACCAAAACGATCCTGTGTTGGAATTCTCCACATCCATCCCGAGCTAAGTGCCCTAGCAAGTGTATGGGAAGGAATTTCTTCTTCTCTAGGCGAAGGTGCAGCAATAGCACTATTCATAGGTAATTGATTGCTACAATCTACCCATTTAACATCTAATTTAGAATTAATAATTTTTCTAAATCCGCTACTGTCAATAAAGAAGTCTGCCGTATACGACTTATTTTTTCCAATTAACGATTTAACAATCCCATCTTCTATAATAACATCTTCAACTATATCATCAACTATTTCTATATCTCTTTCACTACACAATTTATGAAAGAATGTGTTTAACTTATTAGTATCAAAATGGTATTGATTTACTATATCATGATAGGGTTCACTATGTTCTGATCTAATTGATGCACTGTAAACTGACAACATAGGGTCACTATCGTCAGCAATCATTTTAACCATAGTTGAATATATTCCAGTACGCTCGTCTCTGTATGCAGCAAATTCTGGGAGACTGTGCCAGTATTCTTTACCGTCGCCGTTCCAGTTCTCAAATCTAATTCCGGTTTTAAATGTTGCTCCAGTTTCTTTAATTAAATCAAAAATATCAATGCTACAATGATTCATAAAGCCTCGCCAGTGTTCTGTACTACCTTCGCCTACTCCTATGATACCGTATTGTGAAGATTCAACAACTGTGACTTTTAAATTTTTGTATGTTGCTCGTAACATTAGTGCTGAAATTAATCCAGCTGTGCCGCCTCCAAGTATTGTAACTGAGTTTATCAACGTTATATTCTCCAGGTTATTGTGTATACTATTTACTCGGCTATAAATATATGCATGACAAACCCGGACCCTAAAATACATAAGTTTTTTCCTGTTGAAGTAGTTGAATATAGAGACTCTGCTGATTTATCTTCAATGATTCATTTACTTGAAAATGAGTCGTTTACTGAACACTCTGCATTTTCATCAGTAAAGGACCTCCATACAGATAATAGATACGCTCAAGTTTTTAATTTTATAAACGCATCGTTAGAGGATTATAGGACAAGATTTAAATTTGATTGCGATCAATTTGAAATATCGTCATCTTGGACAAATCATTCTTTACCAAATTCAGGACAAAATCACAAATTTCATAGGCACTCTATGAGTTTTTTAAGTGGTATATATTATTTCACAGGCGGCGCAGCATTAGGCTTCGAAGATCCGATGACTCCGAGAGTAATGAATCAGTTAGAAGTATTGAGACACGATTATTTTCCTTTTGAATTTATTGATCCCTTCCCAGGAAAATTAGTATTATTTCCGAGTTGGTTGTATCATTGGACAAAGCCGCATGTTGATAATTTTGATCGTTGGAATATTTCTTTTAACGTACTTCCGACAGGAAAAATTAATCATAACATGGCAACTGATTCGACAGCACACATAAAATTAATTAATGAAAATACTCAATGAATATAATTCCGTTATTTCCTAGTTTCTTGGCAACATTAGATACATCTAATATTATAAATCTAGAAAATATTAAATCTTATTGCATAGATACTAGAGATAAAAATGTAGGCCATATTGATCCGTTAGCTAATGAGTTAATACCTTTAACTACATGGATTACTGACCAAAGTAATAGTATTAAACACATGCAAGGAATTAAAGATTCAGTAACTCCAAAATTAGAGAACTGCTGGATTAATTATAGCGATAGTGACAGCTTACGAGCATCTCATATTAATTTTCCGCATGCACACATTAACTATTGGATTAGTTTTGTTTACTATGTACAATACAAAACCGATGCTGGGCAGTTGACGTTAATGTCTCCTTTTCGCGACATAGAAAGTACTATTCCTAGGAAATTTATTGATTCTCCTAATATACATAATTCAGGAAATTGGGCTGTGTTGCCACACCCTGGACTAGCTGTTGCATTCCCCAGTTGGCTGGTGCATTATGTAGAACCTAATCACAGTAACACTACTAGAATATCTATTGCTTACAATTTTAGTTTACCTCATCAACTGCATGATATAGTAGATTAATAAATACAATATGTAAGGGGTAACTAATGTCAAAAATGATATACGAAATAAGAGCATATTCGCCAAGTAAAAACGAAGTACAGCGTGAGTTTGATCAAGATGCACTTCAAGGACGTCCAACACAAAATGAAGCACTTGCACAGCGTAAAGCAGATGCATTTGCATATAGACTAAATTTGCAAAAGAAATTAAGAACTAGTGATTGGCAAGGACAAATAGTGTTAATCTCAACTATTATCTAACAAATCTATAACTTTAAAAACTGTTTCAAGTTTTTTTAAATTGACTTTATTTTGTAGTGTATTGTTTAACCCGTGATGTAACGGTCTAGGCCATTTGCCGAATTCTACCCAAGCATAACCGTCGTGTTCATTATTTAACATTGGCATGAATTCTTTTTCTACTACGCACAAGTATGTATGGAAGTGAAATCGTGTATCGTTACTAACAAACGTTTCTAAAGGCATTGTCTTCTTGATAGAGATTTCACCAATCTCTTCAAAGATTTCACGCTTTAGGCCTTCCCAGGGTGTTTCAGCTTTTTCAGTTGTGCCACC